ATGCAGTTAGGTTCTATGTCGATTCAGTTGCTTATAATAATAATCTTAAAGTTAAATGGTCAGTAGGCAGGGAATCATTTATTAGTGGCGAAGCTTTAAAGATGGCTGAAATAGATCTTACAGAAGCGGTCATGTCTGATTTCCAAATGATTTGGCGAAGTGTAGAAAATAAAAGATTTGAAGTCGATAAAATTATTTTAGATGCACATAATATTAGAGTGCAAGATGAATATAGTGTAGATTTTAGTGAACCAAGATTTCCATTATCTGCTCAAGAAGAACGAGAACAATGGGCTTGGGAATGGGATAATAATCTGTCTACAACTAAAGATTGGTTAAGGAAATACAATCCAGATTTAAGTGATGAAGAATTAGATGATATGGTAGCAGAGATAGTTCCTGAACAGCCAGAAGCACCGACAGCTGGAGGTTTACTGGCTCAAGCCTTGGGTAGTTAATGAGTAAAATAGACAAATTAAATACAGAATATATTGCATTAACCAGAAGATTGGCTGATAGCATATTTCAATTAATTCAACAAGGTCAAACCAAAGAAGATATATTGCAGATATTATCTTCGGGCGATTTTAAACAAACGATCTTAAATGATCCTCAATTTAAAAAAGCCTTTGATGATATTAGCACAATGTATGTTTCGGCTTTAAAAGATATTGAACAGTTTGCAGACATCACAGAAAATACTTTATTGGCTTTAACTAAAGTAAACCAAAGTACATTTATTTCTAAATTAGCTGAAGATATGCTTGTGAATGTTCAGGGCAATTTAACGAGAGGTGTTTTGTCTGGGTTAAGTAAAGATCAAATTATAGCAAACGTCAGTTCTGGAATGCGAGCCGATCAAATAGAAACATTAATAACAACTGCTTTAAATACCTATACTGCTTCTATCAATTCTATTATGGCTGATAAGTTGCCAGGAAATACAACTTATATTTATCGTGGACCAATAGACAGTAGGACAAGAGATGTCTGCTTAGAATTTGCAGCAAGATCTCCAATGAAAAGAAAAGATATAGAAGCTATGCTGCCAGGTTCGTTTATTGAACGTGGAGGATTTAATTGCCGACACCAATGGGTTCCAGAAGTAAAAGATCAAGCATTTTTCTTTCCTAAAGAGGCAAAGAAATTAGCAGAAGATAAAGGAATATCACTTGGCTAAAGGAAAACCATTATCAGATATGTTTGAAGATTTGACTACAACTCAAAAAATGACTTCTTTTGGGAATGATATGGTAAATCGTATTATTACAAGAACGCAAAAAGGTTTTAGTGTATTTAATAAAAAGTTTAAAAAGTATTCTAAGAAGTATTATGAACGTAAAAAAGCTGGAGATATTCCAAGACAAGCAAGTCAATTTGCTCCAAGATCAAGAAGCGATGTTAATTTAACTTTAACTGGCGATATGTTGAACAGCTTTCAAGTTCAATCGGCAAACGATAAAAGTGTAACAATAGGCTTTAGAGGGGACGAAGCTCAAAAGGCATTTCGGAATGAGGAGAATAAAAGAATTATAGCATCTGTGAAAGCACCTGTTTCACGAGCTGATGAAAAATTTATTGCAAAGTTCTTTGATAAGCAATTAGTAAAAGCTATGAAAGAATCAAGTGGTAAAACCGAAATAGTAATTGGATAACTCACAAAAGAGGATATAAATGTCAGAAAAAGAAGTCAATCAGGACGTAAAAACTGAAGAAGTCACTCAGGACGTAAAAACTGAATCCGTATCAAGTAACGAGAAAACTGAAGATTATAGTGTTCCAGGATATCGTTTTAAAGAACTTAACGAAACCAAGAAAAGCCTTGAATCTAAAGTATCAGAATTGGAATCTAAGATTAAAGAAAGAGAAGTTAAAGAAGCTGAAGAAAGGGAAGAATACAGATCCCTTTATGAAGAAGCTAAGACTGATCGTGATAATTTTAAAGCCGATGCTGAGAAGTTCTATTCAATAGAAAAATCAAGAAAAGACAGGTTGTTGGAATCATTCCCTGAAAACCTCAGAGAAAAGATATCAAAGTTAGATTCTGAAACCCTGGAAGAAATGAAAACTGAATTAACAAACAAAGTTCCTCAGGTTGATAATAGTGGTGGTGGTGTTTCAGGTGGAAAAAGTTTGGAATGGTCTAAGTTACCTCCAAACGAACGAAAGAAACACTTTGCCGATATTATGAGGAAGAATAATTAAGGAGTCTTAAATGGCTAACGTAACTGCCACAACCGCTGCGAAGTTCATTCCAGAGGTGTGGAAAGCTGCCATTCTTGATTATGCTGAAAGGGCTTTTCGTATAAGAAACCAAGTGACGAATGTATCTGATCTTGTTTCTGGTGATACTGTTCATGTCCCTCGAGTTTCAGAGGAAACCGCTGCTGCAAAGTCAGCCGGATCTGTCGTAACTTATTCAGCTAATACTGATGGCGAAGCCTCAATTTCAATAGATCAACATGCCTATGAAGCAAAAAGGATTGATGATATTGTTCGTGTGCAAAGTTCATACGACCTATTTTCTCTCTATGCAAAATCTATGGGCTATGGCCTTGCGAAAAAGGTGGAAAATTATTTGGCAGTGGATATTATCCAATCTGCTACTGCAAACGATGTTACTCTGTCCGCAGATAACACATTCACAACTGCTCTTGTCCGTTCAGGAATGCAGAAACTACTTGACATCGGTGTTGACTATACTGATGGGGATACGCATTTTTATGCCTCTCCAGCAGGTTATATGTCGCTAATGAGTCTTGGCGAATTTTCTGATTTCCAAGAACGTGGCCCTGAAGCTGGTGGTGGTGCAGGCCCAAATGTCACTGGTCAACTCGGATCCATTTATGGAATGCCAGTTTATACCAGTACTGATTGGGACGATGACGGCGGTACAGGTGATGAAACAGCATCGATCTTTACTAAGGATTCTGTTCTATTAGCAATGCAAATGGAACCAAGAGTTCAAAGTGAATACGACATTGACCACCTCGCTACAAGCGTAGTGGCTGACGTTTTATTTGGTGCATCTTTGACACAAGCTGCAGGAACTGCTGCTGGTCAAATAGTTAATTTCGCTAATCCTTAAATCTGGATAGCGATTAATATGGTTCTGGGGGGTTTTAATTAACCCCCTTTAACCGAAACTTTTATATAGGAAAAAATTATGGCAACAGATTTAACAAATGTAGCTGTCTCTACTGGGTTTGTGCAACTCCTGCACATCGATGGTGGAGTTGGAGGATCTGCCACTCGTGTTTATGACGGTGACGGAACAGGAACACCACTTGAGATTTCTACGACAGAAGTTGTAATCAAAGATGGTTCATTCAATCTTGATGTGGCTTCGCACGATGGTACAAATGGTCTAAAATTAGGAGGAACTTTAGTTACCACAAGTGCTGCCGAACTTAATTTATTAGACGGGATCACAGCCGGAACGGTTAGTGCTTCTAAATTTTTAATTGTTGATTCCAATAAGGATTTAACAGGGCTTCGCAATTTAACAGCTACAGGAACAATCACAGCAGCGAACTTTACAGGAACTGGGAATACGCAAATAGGAGATGCGGCAGCCGACACAGTAGCAATGAATGCTACAATTACAACAAATTTAATTTTTGAAGGCTCAACTGATAACGCTTATGAAACTACATTAGCAATAACAGACCCAACTGCAGATAGAACTTGGACTATTCCAGATGCAACCGATACATCAGTTGGCAGAGCTACGACAGATACTTTAACGAATAAAACTTTAACCGCTCCAGATATTAATACACCTGATATTGATGGTGGGACTGTAGATGCGATTACATCTTTAACAGTTGCAAATTCAGTTGATATTGGGAATTATACTTTAACAGCTAACGGATTAACAATAGATGGAACTTTTACTGATGGAACTTTATCAGTAGCAAGTGGATCAATAGCAAGTGCAGTTAATGGAACATTCTCCGGAACTGTTCAAGCAGAGCAATTAACAACCACAGATGATTTAACTGTTTCAGGGTTAGCTACTATTGGCGAAACTCTCGCAGTAACAGGAGTAGCAACTTTTACAGCACAATCAGTACATAATGGAGGCTTAAGCACTGGAGCTTTAGTAATGAACGATGGTTCAATTACAGATACAAGCGGAACAATAAGTCTGGGAGATGAAAATCTTACAACTACAGGAGTAGGAACTTTCGCCTCTTTAGATATTAGTGGTAACGCTGATATTGATGGGACTATGGAAGCTGATGCTTATACAGTAGATGGAACAACATTAGCTGAATATATTGCAGATACAGCCGGAGCAATGGTTTCAAGTAATACCGAAAGCGGAATAACTGTAACATATCAAGATGGAGATAATACAGTTGATCTTTCTGTAGATGCAGCTCAGACAGGCATAACTTCAATTTATGCGACAGATTTAATAATGGGGGAAGATTCTCAAACTGCTATTGATTTTGGAACAGCAAATGAGATTGATTTTAAAGCAGATAATGCAGCAAGATTAACATTAACAGCTTCAGCATTATATCCTGTAACTGATAATCAAATAGATTTAGGCACAGCTTCTTTAGAATTTAAAGATGCTTTCTTTGATGGAACTGTTACTTCAGATGCTTTCGCTGGGCCACTAACAGGTAATGTTGCTGGAGATCTTACTGGAACAATACAAACAGCAGCTCAAACAAATATAACATCTCTTGGAACATTAACAGCTTTAACAGTAGATGACGTAGCCATAAATGGCAAAGTCCTTACGATGACAGGATCTTCAAGTGATACTGCTGTATTTACTGTAGGCACTAATGGAACATTAAGCGTCGTAACAACTGACGATGCAGCAGCAGCAGCTAATATTCAAATAACAGCAGATGGCACAGTAGATATTGATTCAGCCGGAGTCTTGACTTTAGATTCTGGTGCAGCTATCAATTTAGAGCCAGCATCAGGATCGGCAATTTTATTAGATGGCACAATCAGCGTAGATGCTGGAGTAGTAACAGGAGCAACAAGTATAACTTCAACAGCCTTCGTTGGGAATTTAACTGGTACAGCATCAAAAGCTACAGTTACAGATAGCACAGCAAACACAAATTTCCCTGTAGTTTTCCACGATGAATCAGATGCCTTATTAGATGATACTGGGGCATTAAGATATAATCCAAGTACAGGAGAATTATTAGTTCCCAAGCTTACTGTAGCCGGAACTACAACTACAGTAGATACTGTAACAATGAACGCTGCTAATGCGATTATATTTGAAGGAGCAACTGCCGATGCTCACGAAACAACTTTAAGCATTGTAGATCCTACTTCTGATAACACTCAATATTTAATTAATCAAGGCGGATATATTCCAGTCTTGGCAGCAGCTACGACAACTGCGATTACTTCAACTCCAGCAGAATTGAACATCTTAGATGACGCGACAGTTACTACTGCGGAATTGAATCTGATTGACGGTGGAACAGCCAGGGGAACAACTGCTGTAGCATCTGGTGATGGTATC